CATGGCGCTCGTTGAGCGCGCGAATCCTGCGTCGTGGCAGACCGTCGAGGCGCTCAAGCGTCGGCATGACTCGCCGTCGATGACGCCGTGGCAGTGGGCGCGGTTCGCGTGCGGTGTGTGGCTCAGGGGTGAGGGGTCGGCGATCACGCCGCACCAGTGGGACCAGCTTGGCGAGGACAACCCGTCTACCAGTGTCGCGCCGATCATTGGTTGGGACCAGGGCTGGAAGCTCGACACGACCGCGCTCGTCCCGTTGTATTGGGAGAGCGCGGACCGTCGTGTTGTCACGGGCGCGCGGATTATCGAGCCGCCCGGCGACGGGACGATGCTCGACGAACGCAAGGTCGTCCGGGCGCTACTCGACCTCGCCGCGCCGTATTCGACGGTGACCGTTGTGTATGACCCGAACGCCGGTGCGGCGCAGATGGTCCAACAGTTGGAGCGTGGCGATCATCCGTTGCAGCGCGACCATGACTGCACGGCACGGTTCCGGTTTGTTGAGCACAGCCAGGACAACGCGCCCATCAGCGCCGCGGACGCCCGGCTGATGGAGGCGATCCGCCGCCGCCAGCTCGAGCATGACCGCGATCGGGTGTTGCGCGCCCATGTGTTGAACGCGGTTGAGAAGCCGCTTGGTGGTGACCGGTTCCGGTTTGACCGTCCGTCTCGTGGTGCCCGGTTGCCGATCGACGCGCTCAGGGCGTTGTCGATGGCGCACAGCGTCGCTGTGATGGAGCACGACAGCCCGCCGTCGCCGCCGAGCACCGTCGCGTTCCTTTGAGGAGGCCCTAAATGTCTGAGGAGTCCCGAGCCGTCGAGTACCGGCGCAAGATGACCGCGCGCTCCCAATGGGAATGCGCGCAGGCCACCACAGCGTTTGCGGGCGACGCCGACGCCGCGGCTGCCGTGCTCGCCGCGTGGGACCCGATCTTGGACCGTGAGTTCGGATGGGACCCGCCCGACCAGTGCACGGATGACGGGCGAGGGCTGCAGGTTGTCTGACCTGACACCCGCGAGGTGGCTAGCACGACTGGAACCACAGCTCGACGCGCGCTGGACGCGGATGGCGATCGACGACGCCTACTACGAGGGCGACCAAAACCTCCAGTTCGCGACCGCCCAGTTCCGGGAGGCGTTCGGTGCCCTGTTCGCTGCCGAGGCGGATAACTGGATGCGGATCGTTGTTGACGCCGCCGTGGAACGGCTGCATGTGCAGGGGTTCCGGTTTGGCCGCCAGCAGTCCGCTGACGAGCAGGCATGGGAAATTTGGCAGGCCAACGGGCTCGACGCTCAGGCGATGCTCGTGCATACCGAGGCGGTGAAGCTCGGCGAGTCATACTGGTTGGTCGAGCCCGGACCGTCCAGGGACGACCCGCCAACGATCACCGGCGAGCATCCGATGCAGGTGATCGTTGCGCACTCGCCCGGCAACAGGAGGGTGCGGCTCGCGGCGCTGAAGAAGTGGCTGGACGAGGACGGGTTCGCGTACGCGAACGTGTACCTGCCGGCGTGGGTTGCGAAGTACCGGTCGGCTGAGCCGTTGAGCAGCCGCGGCGCCCGCACGGGCGGACGGATCAACTGGACGCCGATCGAGGGGGGCGTGAACCCGCTGGGTGCGGTGCCGGTCGTGACGGTCCCGAACCTTCCAACGATGATGGGCGGCGGCCAGTCCGACATCGCTCCGGTCCGGTCCGACCAGAACGCGATCAACAAGTTGCGTGCCGACATGCTGATCGGCTCGGAATACCAGTCGTTCCCGCAACGGGTGCTGTTGGGTGTGGAGGTTCCGCGGGACGCGAACGGCCAGCCGATCCGTGCCGCGCAGTTGCAAGCGTCCAAGTCGCGGTTGTGGGCGTTCTCGAGCCCGGACGCGAAGATCGCCGAGTTCAGCGCCGCCGACCTCGGCCACTACGTAAAGGCGCGCGAGCATCTGATTCGCGGATTCACCGCAAAAACGAGGGTGCCGCCGTATTACGTGAACGGCGAGATCGTGAACGCGTCCGGTGACGCACTGCAGATCGCCGACAACAACCTCGTCGCAAAGGTCCGGTTGAAGATGCCGTTCCTCGACGATGCGCACGAGGACATGATGCGCCTGGCGTTCCGGGCGATCGGTAACACCGACAAGGCCGCCGAGACGACCGCGGAGGTCGTGTGGAAAGACCCCGAAACCCGGTCGTTCGCCGCGCTCGTGGACGGGGCGGTCAAGCTCAAAGAGCTTGGGATTCACCAGGAGCTGTTGCAGGAGCGGATTGGGATGTCGCCGCAGGAGATCGCGCGTAACAAGGCGCTGGGCATGGTCGACGACATCCTCACACCGACACCCGCACCAGCGCCCGGACCGGCGCCGGAGGGTGTGGCGGATGCCGCGTGAACGTCGATCGATCGAGATCACCGACACCTACCGTGACCGGCTCAGAGTGTTGCGCGCCCGTGTTGACCGTGCCGCGCGCGCGGGCTGGGCGCGGATCACTATCGACAACCTACAAGCCGACCATGACCAGTGGGCCGCACAGATCGGCGCGGTCGTCGCCGCGGCACAGTTTGCGGGTGTTCGGCTCACGAGCGCGTATCTCGCGGCATACATGGCGAGCGAGCTGCAACGGCCACAGGAACCGCCGGCTGTTGACGCGGGCACGGTGGGGGCAGCGCCGGACGGACGTCCGGTCGACGACTTACTCGCGTCCTCGCTGATCGGTGTTCGTGTCGCACTCAAGGACGGGGCGCCACCGTCGGTGGCGTTGGACCGGGGCATGGCCCGTGCGGCCCGTGCGGTTGGCGAGTCGGTGATGCACGCTCCGCGCGAAGCGCTCGCGGCACAGATCCGGGCCGATGACCGGATCGTTGGGTGGCATCGTGTGACATCCGGCGGGTGTTTGGCGTGTGTGGCGTCCGCGACCCGCCCCTACGGCGACAGCGAGCCGCTCGACGTGCATCCCGGTTGCAACTGCAGCGCCGAACCGGTCATCCGTGACGTGCCGCAGACCGTGCCGCGCGCGACCGGCGCCGACGTGTTCGACGCGCTCGCACCGGCCGAGCAAGACGCCCGTTATGGGCCAGCGGCAGAGCTTGTTCGTAGCGGCCAGGTGCCGCTACGGGACATGGTCGACCGGTCGCCGATGGCGACCCAGGCCGACCAGATCACCCAGGCGCCCGTTTCGGCGCTCACATAAGGCCCAGGAGGTCGACATGCCCCAGGAGGGCGAGCAGGACCCCGGCGAGCGGCAGGAGGGCCAGGAGCCCGCCCGCAGCGACGACGGAACACAGGAGCCGTCTAACAGCGACGGCCGGACGTTCTCTGAGGAGTACGTCAAGCAGCTTCGCGCCGAGAACGCGAGCTTTCGGACGAAGCTCAAGGGGTTCGAGGACCGCGACAAGACCGACCAGCAGAAGTTGATCGAGCGGGCCGAGAAGGCCGAGAAGGCCGCACAGGAACGCGAGGCGCGGCTGTTGCGTCACGAGGTTGCCGCCGCGAAGGGTCTGCCGCCGAAGTGGGCGGCACGGCTGCGCGGCGACACCAAAGACCAGCTCGAGAAGGACGCCGACGAGCTGCTCAAGGAAATCAGCCCGACCCCCGGATTCGACGGCGGCCCGCGTGGGCGTCGTGCGCCGGACGACAAGAAGTCGCTCAACGACTTCATCCGCGGCGGCGTGCGCTAGCGCACACCGGTCCTCCGCGGCACACAACGCGAAACCAAGGAGGGCCACATGGCCTATGACAACCTGATCTCGCGGTCCGACGCGGCCGCGCAGATCCCCGAGCAGGTCTCCAACGAGATGCTCGTCAACCTGCAGAACGAGAGCGCGGTGCTCGCTCTCGGGCAGCAGATCCCGATCAGCCGCAGCCAGGTCCGGTTCCCCGTGATCAGCGCTCTGCCGACCGCCTACTTCGTGACCGGCGACACCGGCCTGAAGCAGACGACCGAGATGGCATGGGCGAACAAGTACCTCAACGTTGAGGAGCTTGCCGCGATCGTTCCTGTCCCCGAGGCGGTGCTTGACGACGCCGGGTTCGACGTGTTCGGCGCGATCCAGCCGCTTATCGAGCAGGCCATCGGCCGCACGCTCGACGCCGCCGTGTTCTTCGGCACGAACAAGCCGAGCTCGTGGGACTTCTCGGTCACCGACACGCCCGACGCGACGCTGGGAATTGTCGGTGCCGCGACTGCGTCAAGTCCGGGGCCGGACAACGGCGTCACCCGCAACACGACCGCGACCACCGGTGGCGTGTTCAAGTCGATCAGCGATGTGCTCGGCAAGCTCGAGGCGGACGGCTACTCGGCGACCGGGGCGATCGCGAACACGACCGTAAAGGGGCTGTTGCGCAACGCGCGCGACGCGAACGGCGTGAAGCTGCAGGAAACCACCGACGACCTCGGCGAGCTGCGTTACCCGATGCGCGGCCAGTGGCCGACCGGTTCGGGTGCCGCGGAGCTGATCGCTGGCGACTGGACACAGCTTGTTGTTGGCGTCCGTCAGGACTTCACGATCAAGCGGCTCGACCAGGCTGTCATCCAAAACGGCAACGGTGACATTGTGTTCAACCTTGCCCAGCAGGACATGGTGGCGCTGCGTGTCGTGTTCCGTGTCGGTGTCGCTGTCGCGAACCCGATCAACTACGACGAGGGCGACACGCCGGACCGCTACCCGTTCGCGGTCCTCAAGACCCCGTAGCCCGCGAGCGTCGAGAACGTGTCGTTCTCGACGCGCCGCATCCCCCCCTTCACTCCCATTTCGAGCAAGGAGCACCATCGATGCCGCAGGCAAAGAAGGACGACGCGGGCGAGGCGCAGGTCGCCGACACCTTCGCGAAGGCCAACGAGAAGGGCTATTTCGGCCGTGTGCCCGACCAGCCCGCTAACCGTGAGTACACGTTGCAGACCGGGCCGGAGTCGCCGAAGTCTGAGCGGGTCCTTGTCGACGAACGCGACCTCAAGGAGTAACCGATGGCTGATACCGCACCACTGGTAAAGAAGCTGCAGGCCAACGTGCCTGCAGTCGGAGCCACAGCAACCGCCGATCAGAACGTCGGCGAGGCGCCCGTCGCCGGCACCGTGACTGGCGTGTCGTACACGCCCGAGGCGAACATCACGGGCGCGGACACCGACACCCGCACGCTCACCCTGGTCAACAAGGGCGCGGCCGGGGCGGGCTCGACGGTGATCGCCACCCTCGCGTTCACCAACGGCGTCAACGGCACCGCGTTCGACGAGAAGGCATTTACGCTGTCAGCGACCGCCGCTAACCGGGTGGTCGCTGCCGGGGACATTCTCGCGTTCGTGTCCACCCACGCCGGGTCGTCCGGGCTCGCCGATCCCGGCGGGCTCGTCCAGGTCGAGATCACCCGGGCCTGAATGGCGGGCGGCGGGGATCGGCGCTGTTTGTGCCGGCTCCTGCCGCTCGACCTCAACTGATCGACGGTTGACCCGAGGGGGTTTGGCGTGCCGGACATCCGCCCGACAGCGGCAACGGTCGCAGCGCTGCTGCGGTCACGTACCCGCGACGAATACGGCGACGACACCGGGGAATTCGACGCGACAACAGACCCGACGCTCGCCGAGGTTGAGGAACTGATCACCACGGCGGTCGATCTCGTCACACCCCGTCTCGGGCCGATCCCGCTCACTGACGCCGACCCTGAACCGTTCGTGGCGATGGCGACCGCAATCGCTGCGCTCCGTACCGGCCTGCTGATCGAGCAGGCCCGCGCGGACGATATCCAGCCCGGTCAGCATCCCTATGCGTCGCTGTTGGGCGAGTACAACGCGGCGGTCCGTGACTGGGATGTCGCGGTCGCCCCGTACCTGTTGAAGTTCGGCGCGATCACCATCACCACCGCTACCGGGGACGCCTGATGAGGATCGACGTCGACGTAATTGGCGATGATGCGGCAGCACGGATGCTCCGTGCTGTTGGCCGTCGCGCGATCGACGTGTCGCCGGTGTGGCGTCGGGTTGCCGGGGTCATCATGCGCCGCGCCCGCGACCGGTTCACGGCGCAGCATTGGCGGCCGCTCGACGCCGACACGATCAAGCGCAAGGGTCACGCGCGAA